TCAGGCCTCCTGAATATCGTGATACTCTTCACACGCCTGCAGCGTGTTCTGAATGAGCGTGGCTACGGTCATCGGGCCGACGCCGCCGGGAACCGGCGTAATGTACGACGCGCGCGCGGCGGCATCTTCATAAACGACATCGCCAACCACTTTGCCGCTTTCCAGGCGGTTAATCCCGACATCGATCACGATCGCGCCTTCTTTAATCCACTCGCCCGTAATAAAGCCCGGTTTACCTACAGCCACAATCAGCAGATCGGCGTTTTCAACGTGATGACGCAGGTTTTTGGTAAAACGGTGGGTTACGGTGGTAGTACAGCCTGCCAGCAGCAGCTCCATGCTCATCGGGCGTCCGACGATGTTGGAGGCGCCAATGACCACCGCGTTCAGGCCGTAGGTATCAATGTTGTAACGCTCGAGCAGCGTGACGATCCCGCGCGGCGTGCATGGACGCAGGCGCGGGGCGCGCTGGCACAGGCGGCCAACGTTATACGGGTGGAAACCGTCAACGTCTTTGTCCGGCGAAATGCGCTCCAGCACTTTGACATTATCAATGCCGGCGGGCAGCGGCAGCTGAACCAGGATGCCGTCGATAGCGCTATCCGAATTCAGGGTGTCGATAAGTTCCAGCAGCTCTGCTTCGCTGGTGGTTTCCGGGAGATCGTACGAGCGGGAGACGAAGCCTACCTCTTCACACGCTTTGCGCTTGCTGCCGACATAAATCTGCGATGCCGGGTTGCTGCCGACCAGCACGACGGCCAGGCCTGGTGCTCGAAATCCGGCCGCCACGCGAGCCTTCACTTTTTCCGCAACCTCAGAGCGTACCTGCTGCGCAATCGTTTTACCGTCAATAATTTTTGCTGCCATCAGAGAGAGGATTCCATCTGTATCTTTACGAAAGGGGGATGGCGATATTTTGTCAGAAGCCAGCCTCGCTGTCAGTCTTCGTTTAAGATTTTATCTTGCTTTGGTAAGGCGACCGCTGCAATCCCTGCATAATCCTGCCGCGAGCGGAGCCAAAAAGCGCATGGAGTCGAAAGCAAAGTTACCGTGCATAAACATAAGGTTGAATAAACTTTATACTCCTTTCGCAGCTAAACCAGGCAGGTTGCGCAGACAACCGCAGTTTCGCGGCAAAATACATTGACTCATCAGGCGTGGACCGTATAATTCCGGCGATTGCACATCACGAAGCTCCCGCTTCTCAATGCGCCCTTAGCTCAGCTGGATAGAGCAACGGCCTTCTAAGCCGTAGGTCACAGGTTCGAACCCTGTAGGGCGTACCATTAAGAAACAGTCACTTACGCAAGTTTTAAACCAGCCTGATTTCCTCCTTGTGTCGTATTTGTGTCGCTAGCGCCAAAAATAGCGTCAATTTTCCGTGCGTGCTCGGTCAAATGGTTTGGTGCCAGATGAGCATAACGGCGTACCATCTCGATGCTCTCCCATCCTCCCATTTCCTGCAAAACTGAAAGCGGGACACCGGACTGGATTAACCAGCTCGCCCAGGTATGCCGGAGGTCGTGAAAGCGGAAATCCTCTATCCCCGCTTTTTTTAGTCCGGCGCGCCAGGCGTTATTGTCATCCACCCGCATTTTTCTCACCGCGGGAGTGAGCGTTCCATCCGGGCGGTGTTTTGCTGTGGTATGAACGAACACCCACCGGGAATGCTTCCCTATCTGATCCCTTAATACCCTGCATGCGGTATCATTCAGAGCTACGCCAATCGCCTTGCCCGCTTTTGCGTTCTCCGGATTTACCCATGCAACCTTTCTCTGCATATCGACCTGCTGCCACTCAAGCCCGATGATGTTTGAGCGGCGCAGGCCGGTTGCCAGTGCAAATATCACCACTGGCTTAATGCTCTCCGGCATGCACTCGATCAACCGTTCAGCTTCCTCTCTGGTCAGCCACCGTATCCGCTTGCTGATCGGCTTGCGGGTTTTGATAACTGGTGCCGTTTTTATCCAGCCCCAGTCATTCGCCGCGGCCCTGAGCAGGGAGCGAATGAAGGAAAGGTGCTGCGCCTTAGTGGCCTGAGAAACCTGCCGTGGCTTGTACTCCGGAATCGGCCTTCCCTTCCTCAACGCGGCATCGCGTTTACTCTCCCACACCTGCAGGTGCTTACGGTTGATCATCCCGTTAACGGCTTCGTGAATTTCCTCCACCGTTATTTTCGAGACATCGCGGCCGGAAAAATGCTGCAGCCAAAACTCTATTTTGGTCTTGTCATCATCCAGCGACCGCTTATGGTCTTTCTCCCGAAGCCACCGGATGCAGCATTCTTCGAAAGTTCTGACGGGCAGATCGCCAATCTGATCAACCCGCCATGCTTCTGCCTTTAGCTTGTCGTGGAGCTCCTGTGCTTGCTTTTTGTCCCCCGTACCAAGAGATCGCCTAACTCTTTTCCCTGACGGCGTAAAGAAATGACAGTGCCACATGCCGCCTCTGAGGGTGATGGACATAAAATATCTCCTTTATGCTCACCCGCGTTCGCTCGTTTAGTTTCCTGCGGGGATGACAAATACGCAATACATGCCGCTTCGGTCGTTCTGTACTTGTTGCCGACCTTGCGGCCGGCGAGTTCTCCTGACTCAATCAGGCGGTAGATTACCCGCGCCGACACGATGAGTAAGTCGGCGGCCTGCTGAGCTGTTATCGGTTTGTCTGACGCCATATCACCTCCGATGCTTACCGCGCAATTCCTCTTCTTCCTGGCAATCAGCGCAGCGCTGACAGCCTGGCACCGCTTCCCGCCGTTTTGGTTTGATCTCTTCCCCGCAATCACAGCAGTGAGTAGCTGAAACAGCGTTATGGTTGATGCGCATGTTCTGGATGGTCAGCTCCAGCCGGCGCTCGGCCAGCTCGTTGGCCTGATCGATGATTTCTGCGCTCATGCTTCGACTCCTTTCACGGCCAGAAACGTAGCCATCGCTTTATCAACAATCTTCGCGTTGTGGTATTTGCTGATTGCCCAGGTGATGGCGAATAGAATCCAGCGGAAATGGCTGGTATACGTCTTAAAGGTCAGGCCGTCGCAGACATCCCAGGCGCTCCATCCAGTTGGCCAATCAGCGTCATAAACAGCCTGATAAGCTTCCCATTCGTTATTGAAGTCAGCCCGGCATAAGTCGCGGACTATTTCGCGTACCACTGCTTTGTCGCTATCTGGTGTATCGTCATCGTCGTCCCAGTCTTCATCTTCTTCTGGTTCCGCGCTTTCGTCGTCATCCAGGTAATCACTCAAAGACTCTTTCAGGCTTTTGCAGAACGCGTCGTGGTCATACTCTTTCGCCAGCATTTCGCGTGCCGAACATCCCGCGCCAGCCTCCAGTTTTTCAGCCCAGTAATGGGTATTGATCCCACCTTCCCAGGCGCCAAAAAAGTCGAACATGTCCGCGATGCGACTGAATGTCCACGTTCCCATGTCGCCGGTTACGGTTAAGTAGCCGGGCCAGGTAATAACGTCGTAGTAGTAGCAAGATGTTCCAGGTTGCTGCATGCGCAAGTGGCGATACAGTCCATCGTCACGGATGATTTCCAGGCGGTGAAATGCTGTATCGATTAAAAATCGTGAGTCAATTTCGAAGAAACTCATGCTGCACCGCCTTCGCTTTTTTCTGCTTCAACCGCCATCTGCTCAAGCTTTCGTGAAAGCTCGGCGGACAGTGCCTGGAACTCTTCCTCTGTCGCTACCGGGATCGGCACAAAACGGATGCCGATATGAGCGAGGCCATGTGCAGCCTCAAGGCATTTTCTTAAATCAACAGGAGAGGCTCTGTTCATGCCGCACCGCCTGCAACGCGCTTGAACTCGATGACCCAAACCCATGGGTTAGTCTTCCAGCTTTCCTCGCCGTAGATGGATTCCCACAGGTACTTGAATGCGCCTGTTGCAGTCGGCCTTCCGGTCATGTTGTGGTCTGCAATGCAGTCGTAACAGTCCTGGGAGTCATAAAGTTCCTCCATGTCAATTCCTTCCGCCTCTGCATCTTCTTGGCTGATGCTGTTCAATCGCTCAACCCGCACGTCGGTGATTTCCAGCAGAATGCGGCTTGCTGCTTTCGGCATATGAATGGATGGCTTCCAGCACGAACGTCCATCTTCATAACCATCGTCATCACCCCAGGTAAAATCACCATCAGCTGCATAAATGGCGTGGCCAGAGTAATAGCCATTGCCAAACGGCATTTCGTGAATGGCTGTAGCCGGTCGGTCTGGCGTCCATGGTTGGATTCGACCATCCTCATCAAGTTCGTGGCTGACGACTCCCCACGTCTCACGCACCCAGATGTGATCGCCTACAGCACCAAGCGGGCATGAGATAGCACCCAAAACAGGATTCATTCCTGTGTGGTCTTTTTCGCCAAGAACAACGAAAACTTCTTCTCCGTTGATATCCCATTCCTTGCAGAACTTCACGGCGCCGTCAGCCGCTTTAACAATCCGGCGTGTCTGCGTCTTCCGGTCGTCGAGGATGGCGCGCACCATCTCACCGTTAAAAATCATTCCGCGTTCTTTCATGCTGCACCTGCCTTGTCTTCATCCATTTTCCAGGCAGTGGCAAGAGCGCTAGTCACCTGGTGGAAGCTATGTTTTACTGCCACCTTCCCATGGTCGCCGGTTGGCGAAACCAGTTCGATTGTGGTCAGCTCTCCGCCGCTTTCAGCATCCGGGTAAAACTGCGCGACGTCGTTGGTTTCGACGATCACAGACCCGGATGGGGTATACATTTTCAGCTTCATGATTCCACTCCATACCGCCCATGCATGCGGCCAATACTGCTGACGAATGCCGTAAGGCTGATGCCCATTGGCTTAATTTTTTCGTGGTGCTTTTTGAGGATCGGTGGCACCACATCATTCCATTTAGGTTTTGGTTTAGCCTTCATAGCCCGGCGTATTTCCTCCGCGCATTGGCGCCCCTGATTGCGCATAACGTTTTCGATTTCTGGAGTCATGCTGCCTCCGTCTTCACAACGTCGATGGCGCAGCCGGGGATCAGCTCAACTGAAGCGGTAGCGCACTGGTTTCCCCAGTGGCTCCAGCCTGGCGCAGCGCTGCGGCTGAAAAGCTCAATCCGCGGCACATCGCCGTAAAGTAGTTCCAGACGGTGGCGCACTTCCCACGGCTTTTCGCTGTGCGCCCCGAGTGGGCTGTAAACCACCTGCTTAATCCCTGCGTGCTTTCGTTCCAGCCCGGCGCCGCTGGTGGCAATGAGCAGGTCTTCGGTGTTGGCCCGTGTGTGGTTGCCGCCGTTCATGCGCGTCTCGGCGTTAAGCAGATCGAGGAAGTCGTAAAATTCGGCAACTTCACCCTCGGCCAGCGCCTTGTTGATGCGCAGCTCGGCATTCTGATTCAGCTTCACCCAGGTAAATCCTTTCATCGTGCGAACACTAAAGCCCCAGGCCTCAGCCAGTTCGATAGCTTCCTGGTTATGCGTGCCGGTGTACCACATCGCCAGCACCGAGTTTTCGGCGGCAAGTTCCCATACTGGCAGGCGCTTCAGGTCGATGAGTCGCATCGTCGAGTAGTGATCGGCAGCGGCGCCGTTGCTGATCGTATTGCCGTAAGCCCATGGCGGATCCGCATAGATAAGTGAGTACCGGTTCATAGGACTGACTCCATTTCGTCGATGTAGAGGCCAGCGGCAATCATGCGGCGACGGCGGGCGGCACGTTCAATGCATTCCTGCCGTCTGCCTTCCTGCGATTGCTCTATGGCGCGCCGGGTGAACAACCGCGACTTACCCTGCGGCGTAATGACTTTTGGCTTTGTGACCAGGTCGAAAGTGCGGTCGCAGATGCCGTCCTCGTTAAGCCATTTTTTTGACTCAACGATCTGCGCTATCTGTCCGGAGCCGCGGGTAATGCCGTTGGCGACCCGGTTAAACTCAATGAGCGTTACGCCAAACTTCTCAGCGATTTCACTACCGGTGACCGGGCGGCCGCGCGTCTGAATCATCCAGATAACGCGCTCACGGAGGCCGGAGAATTGCCCGGTTCGCCCGGGCCTGCGGTAGAAGGGAGTGCGTTTCATTTCCACTGCTCCCCGAACGCGAAGCCTATTACCGCCAGTGCCTCGTCCATCTTCTCAATAAACTCCGGCACCATTTCGTTGAAGTCGGTCATGTACTGCGGATCCCGTTCAACGACGACATGGTGAATGCCTTCTCGCTTCATGCGAGGGTCATAATTCGCGAAATACCAGGCATCCTTGCCGGTTACCCACATGCTGAATTGCACCTGGGCCATGTAGGCAGATTTGATAGCTTCGAAGCCGCCAAGCCGGAATTTCATGAA